TTAGAAGCATAGAAGGCTATTCAAAGATTGGTTCGTATACTGGCAATGGAAGTACAGATGGTACGTTTGTTTATACTGGCTTTAGTCCTGCTTGGGTTATGGTAAAAAAATCAACTACAACTGGTAGTTGGGGTATATTTGATAATAAAAGAGACCCAAATAATGTAGTGAAGGGGCAACTTTACGCAAATCTTTCAAATGCTGAATCAACGGCAACGGAAGAAATGGATTCTTTGTCTAATGGATTTAAGCTGAGGTCAACTGGTTCATTGTCAAATGATGATGGTGCGACTGTTATTTACATGGCCTTCGCTGAAATGCCCTTCAAATATGCCAACGCAAGATAGGAGATAAAAATGGTTTGGAAATATGGAACTAAAGAATTACAAGTAGGAAGGGGTTGGACAGATGACAAAGGTATCAAACACCCTTCAAATTGGATGATATGGGATGCAAAAACAAAGAAAGAAATGGGGGTTGTCTGGTGGGAGGATATTGTCAATAAGCCTTATGATAAAAACTTTTATTGGGGTTGGTCAGCAGATGGAAAAACCCTCAAAGAAAGAAAAATAGCAGACGAAGATGCCGTAGATAACTCTGGAAACAAATTAAAAGATGAAGATGGCAACCAAGTTATTAACGAAGGTTTAAAAACAATTTGGGTGCGTAAAACAAAAGAAAGAGCAAATGGAAGTCTGAAATCGACTGATTGGTATGTCACCAGAAAATCAGAAGCAGGAACGGCAATTCCTAGTGATGTTAGTACATATAGAACAGCCGTTAGGACATCATCAAAAACTATTGAAGATAAAATAAATGCTTGCTCTAATTTAGCAGCGTTTAAAAAATTATTTGATACTCCAGTTGATAGTGATGGAAAGGCTACTGGTAACGCTCCAATATATGATTTTCCAAAGGAGGTGACATGAGTGGTTTAAAAGTACACACAGCACCAAGTGCAGAGCCAACAAGTGATGCAGAAACTATTGCATATCTAAGAACTGACTCAGGGGTAGATACCACACTTATCTCAAATTTAATTATATCAGCTAGAGAATGGGTGGAGGAATATCTTGGCAGAACATTATTAAACACCACCTATCAGTTATTTTTAGACAATGTTAATGAAGCAGACGTACCAATAAAAGAGGGTTTGTATACTGCCCCTTTTAAAATATACAGAAATAACTTTATAGAATTGCCCAGACCGCCAACAAGTTCTGTGACCCATGTAAAATCTTATGATGATGCTGATACAGCTACAACATGGGCTACATCTAATTATTATGTGGATACTGTAAGAAACCCTGCAAGAATTGTTTTGAGAGATGGTGGCACTTGGCCTACAGACTTGAGGGCATCTAACGGAGTTGAAGTTCAGTATGTAGCAGGGTATGGCTCAAGCAGGTCAGATATACCAGAGCCAATTAGAATGGCAGTTTTACAATATGTAGCACATCTATATGAGCATAGAGGAGATACGGAAGCAAAAACAGTTGAACCACCGGCAATGCTTAAATCATTGCTTCAGCCATATAAGATAGATAGGTTTGGAGTTAGCACTTATGGAAAGACGTATTAATGGCGTTAGGCAAGATGCAACATAGCCTCGTAATACAAGCGCAGAGTCGGTCAAACGATAGTGGGGGTGGTGCTAGACGTACTTATAGCACTTTGGCTACTGTATGGGGCAGTATCGAGCCTATAGGGGGTAACGTACAGCTATATGGTGAGCAGATAGAAGGTAGAGTAACGCATAAAATAAAAATACGTTATAGAAGCAATATAACGACAAAACATAGATTAAATTATTCAGCACAAAGTAAAATTTTTAAAATTCTCAGAATATTAAATGTTGGAAGCAGGGATAAGTTTTTAGAAATGTTATGTGAAGAAGGTGTAGCGACCCCATGACAAAAGTTTCGGTATCAGTAAAAAGGCGAGAAACTAACTTTAACAAAGTAACAGAAGCCTATAAGAAAAAAGCTATTCGGTTGATTGGGTCAGCAGGAAACATGGTGAGGAATACAGCAGTTAATAGTATTCAACAAGGCTCAAAGGATGGCAAGATATACCAAAAATACATTCCAAGACGAACCCATCAGGCATCAGCAGACGGACAACCCCCTGCTACAGATACAGGGTATTTAGTCCAGAATATTAATCTAAAAATTGATATAGATAAGCTAGGTGCAAGTGTGGAAAGCAATGCAAACTATAGTGCGTTTTTAGAATTTGGCACACGCAAGATGGCGGCACGACCTTTTATGCAACCTGCCCTTGAGGAAAACAGACCGAAGATTAGACGCAAATTAAGTGAGTTAAAGTTATAATGGCTATACATTCATGGAATTTACAAAAAGCACTTTACAGCCGTTTAAATGGTGGCAGTATTACGGATGAAAATGACCAAGCAATTACTGGTGTTTTTGATGATGTGCCAGAAGGAACGGCTTATCCTTATGTGGTTATGGGAGAAGAAACAGCGACCAATATAGGTGTTAAAGATAAGGATATGCACGAATACACCCAAACAATTCATGTATGGTCACAATACAGGGGTTTAAGGGATGTGAAAGAAATTATGGAACAGATATATACTTTATTAAATGATTATAGTATAACTGTAAGTGGTGCTTCAGCAATTACTTTGCGACATGAGTTTCAGACAGTATTGCTTGAAGATGATGGAATTACTCGACATGGCATCATGCGATTTCGTGTCGTTGTATCAGATAATTAAAGGAGAAAGATATGGCGGCACAATTAGGAAAAAGCCTATTATTAAAAATAAATGTAAGTGGTTCAATGACTACTCTTGGGGGTATGCGTTCAACATCAATGACCTTAAATGATGAAATGGTTGATATTACCAACAAAGACAGTGGTTCACAAAGAGCATTGTTAGCGGCAGGTGGTGTATCAAGTATGAGTATTTCAGCATCAGGTGTATTTACGGATTCAACAGCAGAAACAACATTGAGGTCAAAGTTTGCCACCTCTACATTTGAAAGCTACAATATAATTGTTCCAGATTTAGGAACTTATGCAGGAACATTTCAAATTACGTCACTAGAGTATGCAGGTGAATACAACGGAGAAGCAACCTATTCAGTTTCTTTGGAATCGTCAGGTTCAGTAACATTTAGTGCGGCATAAAATGGCTATAATCCCTGGGAATTACTTAATAAAAACAAGGACTTAGAAGAAAATGGCTTGGAATGAAGTAAAAATAAAAATCGGTGAAATGGAGTTTGATGCGTTCCAGAATACGAGTCAGATAAATTTATTCACAATCCCATGCAAAATGGAGATAAGTGAACTGACAGAGTTTCATCTTGGCAGAGCCAAACATAAGGTTGTCAAGATTGAGGACTTTGCCCAAAGGGGTGAAGTATATTTAGTAGAAACTAATAAAGGAGCAAAGAAAAATGACAAATCCGAAGAGGGGGGAACTGACGCTGAAGTTGGGTCAGAAGAACCTGAAGGCGAGAGTGACGCTTGACAGTATAATTAAGATGGAAACAGCATTGGGTAAATCAATCATGGAGATTGCACAGAGCCTATCAAATGGTCATCTAAAAATTACTGAACAGATAGCAGTTCTTTTACCTGTAATAAGAGCAGGGTCAAATGATGTATCAGAAAAAGAAGTAGGTGAAATGGTATATCAGGCAGGAATAGCCGATACTCTAAAAGCTATTGGTGAGGTAGTCACTATCGTTATGTCAGCAGGACAAGATGAGGGAAACGTACAAGAGGTGGTGGAGTAAAAATAGACAGATTCCCCTATGACGAATGGATTAAAACAGTTGTAGGAAAAATGGGGTTTACCCCTGACATATTCTGGCAAATGAGTTTTGAGGAACTATATTTGGCTATAGAGGGATTTGCAGAGTTTCATTCGGGTGGTAAGCCACCACCACTCACAAAGGATGAACTACATGAATTGATGGAGTTATACCCAGACTAATGGCTACTGAAGTTGATAAACTACTGATAAGGATTGAAGCCGACCTATCTGGGGTTAGACGGCAGTTAAGTACGTTAGACAAGCAGGTACAACAAAAAACTCGTTCTGTGTCTAAAAACTTTAATAGGATTGCAAGCGTGGCAAAACTTGCTTTAGGTGCTGTTATTGTTCAACAGGCGGCTAGGGCAGGTATGGCTATGATAAACATGGCGGCTAGTGTAGAGGAAATGCAAAGCAAATCCGAAGCCGTTTTTGGGTCATTTGTGGGTCAAGTAAGAAAAGATTTATCAGCATTTGGACAAGAGGTAGGCAGGTCGGCATTTGAGTTAGAAGGCATGGCATCAAGTATACAAGACACTTTTGTACCTTTAGGTTTTGCAAGAGGAGAGGCGGCTAAACTGTCAACAACGCTCACTAAGTTGGCAGTGGATGTGGGTTCGTTTAATGACGAAGCCGATGCAGAAGTTATGAGAGCGTTTCAAAGTGCTTTAGTTGGAAACCATGAGGCTGTTAGAAGGTTTGGCATAGTAATCACAGAAGCGTCTTTAAAACAAGAATTGCTTAATATGGGTATAAATAAATCCGTCAATGAAATTACAAATCAGGAAAAAGTTCAAGCACGATTAAATTTAATTATGAAAGGCACTACAGACGCACAGGGGGATGCCATAAAAACATCAAGCAGTTTCACCAATAGAATGAAGGCATTGGGTGCGGCACTAAATGATTTAGTAGTTACAGCTATTTCACCATTTTTAGATAAAATGGCAGAATTTATAGCTATGATTACAAGAGGTGTACAAGTATTGCAAAGTTTTTTAAACGCAATAATAGGTATAGATATTGATAAGATTACAGATTTAGCTGAAGCCGAAGAAATGTTAGCACAAGCGGCGGCAGATTTGACAATAGCTGAAGCAAATGTAAACAAAGTTTTGGCAGAACAAGCAAGAGTTACAGAAATTGCAAATGCAGGAAATGACCGAGCCGCTGAGGCACTTGACGGAATTGCATTTTCATTAGAGCGAAAAGAAAAAGTGGCAGAGATTGCGGCAGGAAGTGTTTTAAAGTTGTCAGAAAAAGTAGAAGAACTTAGAGAAGCGGCTAAAAAAGGTAAGGAAGGTCTGGGAGAATTAGGTGATGAAACAAAAGTTGTCATAGATAAATTTACCAAAACGCAAGAAATCATGGTTCAAACAGGTGCGGCTATTTCTGACAGTTTAGCAGATATGGTAGTAGAGGGAAAACTTAGTTTAAAGTCGTTTGCAGATATATTTAAAAACACCATGAAACAAATAATAGCGAGTTACATACAAACACAGATGATTGTGCCATTTCTCAGGGGCATGGGTGTGCCTGTTACTGTAGACATGGGCAGGGTAGCTTTTGACAAAACAATGGCAAATAGTGGTCTTGCAGGGGGTGGTTCAATATCAACACCTAGAATGATAGGGGAAAGAGGCCCAGAGTTATTTATTCCACACTCAGCAGGAGTTATAAAAAACAACATGGATACAAAGAATATGTTAGGTGGCAGTCCTGTAGTAGTAAATCAATCAATAAATGTTGATGCAGGGGTAGCACAAACAGTAAGGGCAGAAATCTTAACAATGATGCCAATGTTTAAGGAGCAAGCAATGTCAGCAGTATTAGATGCAAGACGTAGGGGTGGTTCATTTGCCGCTACATTTGGAGGGTAAAGATGGCCGCACCAACATATCCAATTAATCACCCAACAACGCCTAATTTTAAAACAGCAAGATGGCAGTTATCAAGACAAGTTGCAGTATCAGAAAGTCCTTATTCTGGAGTTCAGCAAGTTTATGAATATGATTACGCTTTGTGGGGTGCTACTCTTTCATTACCACCAATGCGAAGGGAACAAGCAGGAGCATGGACTGCGTTTTTTGCAACACTACATGGCAGAAAAGGAACATTTACATTAGGTGACCCAGATAGAATTATTCCATTGGGTGTGGCTACAGGAACGATTACATTAGCGTCAGGGGCATCAGTTGGTGATTATTCTTTGTCTTTAACAGTTGGGGCATCTTTATCTGGAGTTTCAAATATTTTTAAAGCAGGGGATTATATTCAGTTAGGTGCATCAGCCGCAGATTATAGATTACATCAGGTGATAGAGGATTGTGATGCGTCAGGAACAGCAGTCACAGCAAAAATAGAGCCTGCTGTTAAAGCGGCAGTAGGCACTGGTCAAGAAATAACATACAACAGCCCTAAAGGGTTATTTAGAATGGACACAGACGATTTGGGGTGGGAAACAAATGAGGTGTCTGTTTATGGAATATCATTTAGTTGCACTGAGGCTTTATGATGGAAGAACAGGCCATGATAAACATTCTTGGGGGTTTGGTTGCCGCGTTGATAGGTTGGTTTGTTAGGGTGCTATGGGATAATCAATCAAGAGTTGCGAGAGAGGTAAAAGAAACTAACAGGGATATTGTAAACAATTATATCAGGCGAGATGATTACAAAGACGATATTTCAGAAATTAAAAGTATGTTGAGTTTGATTTTTCAAAAACTAGACGGAAAGGCAGATAAATGAGAGAGAATTGGAAAACAGCCTTTGAAATGATGATACATCATGAGGGGGGCTTCACAGCAGATAAGAGGGATTCAGGAAACTCAGATGATGGGCATGGAAATCAAGGGTCAACAAATCTGGGGGTGACTGCGAAAGTTTGGGCAGAATGGACAGGAAAACCTGCACCTATTGATGTAATGAAAGAATTAACTATTGAAGATGTAGAGCCATTATATAAGAAAAATTATTGGGATAGATGCAAATGTGATGACCTTGTGAGTGGTTTTGATTTATCGGTTTTCGATATGGCAGTAAACGCAGGTACAGGTAGGTCAGCAAAATTTGTTCAAAAGATTTGTGGAGCGACACAGGATGGGGCAATAGGAGGCAAGACGTTAGCACTTTTAAAAGGTATAGGTGCAGAATATGCCATTAATGAGTTTGCAAGAATACGCTCAGAATATTATGCAAGTTTATCAGCATACAAACATTATGGCAGAGGTTGGGATAGGCGAACTGAAGAAACCAGAAAGAAGTCTTTGGATATGGTGCAATAATGATTACTAGCCTGATAGAGCCTGTTACAGGGCTGTTAGATAAATTTATAGAGGATAAAGACCAGAAAGCTAAATTAGCCCATGAGATAGCCACTATGGGCGAGAAACACGCACAACAACTTAGTCTGGCACAGATAGAGGTCAACAAAGCAGAAGCGGCATCAGGGTCGTTTTTTAAAGGTGGGTGGAGGCCGTTTGTAGGATGGGTGTGTGCTGTGGCATTTGCTTATCATTTTGTCATACAGCCACTATTAATATTTATTTTTAGTTACGCAGGAATCGAACCACCTGATTTGCCAGAATTTGAGATGAATACACTTTTAACTGTTTTGGGTGGATTATTAGGCATAGGAGGTTTGAGAACCTATGAAAAGCAAAAACAACTCA